GAAGATGATTGGCTTCGAAAATTTCCTATTCCAGGCGGCTGGCAACCAACCGATGCAACGCGTAAACATATAACGCGTTGCGAACTCTATGTTCGTAACACCTCATATTTAACTAAAGTTGTTGGCAAGGATTGGCGGATGCCAATTGAGCAAAAATGGTTTTGGGAATTTAATTATCTCCAAGCATGTAAGAACCATACCCAAAAAATATGGCTAGCACAAATGGCTGCCGATGATTTTGAAGCCCTAACTGGTGTTTACGACAGCGTTTTTGATTCTGACGTAATTGATCAAATCGAAAAGTATGTTTATGAAATCCAGCCCAATGGAAGAGCGGAAAGAAAAAATCCTGTTCAAGCATACGCGATTACTGGCGATTCAATTGTCAAAGAATTCTATCCAGATGAATCGATCATTGACTACGAAAAGCAACATATTCGCGTTAGTTGGACTTCGGACCGCGGGCAAAGATTTTTCTGGACGCTGGTGCCCTTAAAAACGGTAGACGAAGAAGACGAAAACGATACCCTGGACAAACTGCTGGTTTATGAAGAACCAAAACCGGGCTGCGACTATAGCTGCGGAATTGATACAGCCGACGGCTTGGGAAAAGAAGACGAAGACCGTACTTGCGTTTCAATGACGCGCAATAGATTTGGCGATGAGTGCGACGTTCAGGTTTGTGAGCTAACTTCAAATCGAATTAATTCGGCGCAAATCGTAGGTTTTGCGGCATGTTTAGCTGCATGGTATGGCGAACGAACTAAAAATCCGCTGGGCGTCAAATTTTGCGTAGAGCAGATTAGCCGACCTGGCGATACTTGCCAGCACCAGCTCAAGCTGATGGGATTTCATTACCATCACAAACCACGGCGATACGACAGCAAAAAAATTAAAGACGATTCCGGAAAGAAAGAGGGATGGTTTTCAAATGTATGGAGCGTGCCAATTTTGATGACGCGCTTTACGGAAGCTGTAAATGGCGGTTGGTATCGACCCTCGTCTAGGTGGTTGATTGAAGAACTTAAAACCCTAGAGCGTCATGAGGCTGCCGGCAGGGCTTCAAAAATGGTTCATCGCAGTGGCTACCATGATGATCGTGTGCGCGCGGCCGCGCAATCGTACTTTACGGTTCACGACATGGATGTACTTGCGGATCGTGCGCAACGTCGTTATTCGCCGCCAACGAGTCTAAATCCGCCGCTTTGCCGCGCAACGTGCTCGCTTAATGCCGTTGCTGTAGGAGGATGGGATTGAAATGAAAAAAGAGTTAATCCATTTGGGAAAATGGCTAAACGTTCAGCGTGATGAAGATAAAATGTTTGTTCACTTATTTTGGAAAGAACTTGTTTTTAATTTGGGAACGATAGTTAAAGAAAAAAATGGCGATATAACTGTGCAAAAGCGTGTTTGGGGACTTCAAGGTCATTCTTGGTTACAAATAGTTCGACTTGATCGTCATTGTTTTGCCGAATTGGGTTGGTGGAAAAAGCAACAAAAGTTTTTTTGTGAACAGGAAAAAGCTATTCAAAAGGGAAAAAGGCTTCATCCAACTATGATGACGCCTATGCAGCGTCATGACCAAACCGCAAAAGTTGTTCGCAAGATGCGGTGGAGCAAGACGTTTGTTGAAGCAATGACCACGCCATTAACTTTACAAGCTTTGGAAAGCGGAGGAATTGTAAACAGCTTACTTCCAGTAAATGATGATGGAATCGATTCGCAATTTGTTTTAGATCCTGAAGAATTTAAGCGATTGTCTCGATTGACGCAAAAAGATTTGCGAAATAAATTTAGGAAAATGCGAGCTAAATGGCTTCAATCAAAAAACCAATTTAAGTTGGATAAACCGGAGGCGTAAAGTGCTTGGCAAAAAAATTGTATTTTGGTTTAATCCGATGACTTGCGAATGGCGAATGGGGCTACCCGAGGTTTATCCAGCACCAGATGGATTCGAAAAAGTAGTGTGTAATACGGCGCACGAAGCCGAACTATGTTCAGAAAGAATGCGCATATGGGAAGCAATGAACGGCGAGATAGAAGATCAAAAGCGCGAAATGGTTGAAGGCCCAATGCGGGATGCACTACGCAAGGAAATTTTATGGTTGGCATCAAATGCGCGCAATTCTATTAACCGGGAATTTTTGGAACGGCATTTAGCAAATTATGACAAAAAAGAAAATCGTACAAAGCAAAAACGTGTTAGTTATTTACACAGCGAAGCTTACGAACAGGGGCGATAACTAACTTGCTGTAGACAAAAGATCGAATTGTTTTACTATGCACAATAGCAGCTTACCGAGGAGGAAAGCAGTTATGAATGGAATTAGATACCACGGCATGGCAGGCCCCGGTATTTGAGTCGTCCCCCAGCGTTCGCGCTGGATGGATTGAAGAACAAATTCAAGAGGGCGAAGGGTTTTTGGAGGGCCAAACCTGCTTCAAGAATTTGGGCGTCAATCTGCGTGTGTTTGATGCGATTTTTCGCGATAAGTCGCGTTCGACCCTACTGACAAACGAACTAAAGTATGACATCCGTAAATTCTGCGAAACTTTGGCGGAAGTACGTGAAATTGCAGCCTATGGTTCTGACTTTCCTGCTTATAAAAAATTTGCAGAAATGCTTACCAAAGTTGCTAGAGCGGTCTATCTAGAGTCAGATTTTCCCTTTCAGATTCTAAAAGTCTTGCAATATGCCAGCGTGATGGGCATTGGCTATCTGTGGCCAAAAGTTCGCGCTGATGAATATGGATATGGCGAACGTAAGATTGTTTTTGAAGCGTTAGGGCTTTTGGATGTTGTTCCGGTACAAATTCCGCGAACCAATGATGTGCAAGACGCCTATGCGGTAACAATTTACGATTACATGCCAATCGCAGAAGCACATGGCAGATTTCCGCTTTACCAGGGACTTTTACAAACAGTTGGGCCGCGTAGCTACAAAACGCAAGTTCAGGCGAGACGCTTGGATTATGCTGAACGCTATCGCTATGGCGAACAAGGGCGTAGTTTTGGAAATCTCTATACGGAGATCCGCTATACGTTTATTCGCGATCTTCGTATTAATACTACGGGCTTTGAACTGCCGATGGGCGATCCGGGCACCAGCTGGTTTTACAAAGTTCCTTTTGTTGGCCAAATGATTTTTGGCGGCATGCATAACGGTATGCCTTTTATGCGTCCGGCAAGTGTTGAAGATTGCCGCGTCTATCCCAATCTGCGGCTCATCATCACTTCTGCTGGCTTGGATCGGCCAATGTACGATGGCCCGGCATTTGATTGGGACGGCAAGATGCCGGTCATCCAATACGTCGTAGATGATTGGGCGTGGGAACCGCTGGGAAGATCTTTGGTCGGCGATGTTGGCTCAATCGAAATTACAACTCGGAAAATTGAACGAAAAATCGATCAAGTGATTACGGCTACGCTAAATCCCCCGATCGGCTACGATCACACCGCAACCGGCGGCCCAAAAATCGAGCACTTCGACATTTTTGAAGAAGACGTTCGATATGGCGTTGATGGCGAACCCAAAAAAATCATGCAGTCGATTTTGCCTGAAGAAGTTCGCGTTAATAGTGAGCATTTTAAATTTTTGGAATACTTGAAAAACTGCAAGCAATCGCAACTTGGATTGCAGGATTTGGGAAACTTGCAAAATATGAAAATGAATCTGGCCAATGATACGGCCGATAAGATGCTCGAATCGATTGGGCCCATTGCAAAGGGCATTGCGGCAAGAATTGAAAAAGCCAATAAAGCGATTGGTTATCGCATGAAATTTCTTATTTTGCAATGGTTTAACGTAAAACGGATTATGGAATACGTGGGACCGGATCAACTCGATAGGACGGTATTCGACTTTAATCCGGATGATCTGGTTCCTAGCCATATGCCGGATGAGCTTATTAACGGCGTATTGCCGGAAAATCCATCCCAGTATGATCGGCTAACGCGCGCTCGTTGGTTTGCTAAACAAATACGCTTGGTTTCCGTTCCTAGTACATTGCTGCGCATTACGCAGATGCAGGAACAGATGAAGTATTTGCAGCTAAAACGCGGGAATGCGCCTATTTCATGGGCAACGGTAATGAAGAAACTCGATGTGCCGAATTACGGCGATGTTCCCGGCAATACTGAACGCGAAAAATGGTTTAACGAAGAAATTGAAATGCAAAAACTCAAAATTTTAGCTGCCGCGGCTGCTCAGCAGTTAATGCAGCAACTAGGAATTCAAATTCCGCAAGAAGGCGGTGAAAAGGGTGG